CCTTGCTTCTTTATTTGGTAAAGAGGTTGCGAAATCTTGAAAAGGCTTATTAGTTGATCGTGATTATATATATAAACATGATTTAACATATAAGCAATCTTTAAGATATAGAGTTGGACAGCCTATGGGAGCATTGTCTTCATGGGCAATGCTGGCAATTACACATCATTTATTGATGCAGTATTGCGCCCACTCCTTGAATCCTGGTTTACTTTCTTGAGAAATTCGTTATGAAATTCTTGGGGATGATATTATCATCTTTGATGAATTATTAGCGAATAAGTATCTAGAAGTTATGACCAAGATAGGAGTTCCTATAAATGAGAGTAAATCGGTTGTTGCAAAGCATAAACCTGTAGTGGAGTTCGCAAAACGAACTTGATGAAACAAAGAAGTTTCTCCATTACCGTTTAAGCAATTCCTTAACCAAGATACCTTTAAAGGACGTATTTCAATTGCTGTGGGTTTATTCTTAAAAGAGAAATCTTTTTTAGATAAACCGTTAGCGGTATTTGATACTGTTATTAGAAGGTATCGTTGAGAAAAGAAGGAAGATTCTATAGCATTAATAGCTTTAATGAATACCTTTTTCGAACGTAAATTCGGATGGGAATATTTAATAAAGTTTATTAATTATAGTAATCCGACTATTTCAAAAGGAAAGATGATGTTTACCAATTTTAATTTTACATTGGCTAAACAACATATCATTACACTTTTGAAAGGTCGTTTCTTACCTTTGCAAAAACCGAATACTGTATTAGAACATCTTTTTGATCATTGTGTGAAAGCTCTTTTAAGAACTCGATTACAACGTGCATGAAAGACTTATAATACAGTGTGGATCAATGGACAAGTGAGACGAACAGTTGATGCGATTTTAGGTATCCAGTTTTATGGATCAGCTAAAAGCATTCAAGCATTCGAAAAAGATAAGAAATTGAATTTCTGTTCACCTTTAATACATAAAAACCATTTTAATGGTTCTCATATTATAAGTGGCGAAGATAGTTCTTTTTCTTATGAATGTGATGTTCTAACATTAAGATCCATTGTAGAATCATTAATCTTAGATGCTAATGTAAATCAGGAAACTGATACTCTGACACGGGTGGCTTATCTGAATGCTCATGATGGTTCTCGCGAAGCTTCTATGCTTCTACGGAACTTGAAAGAACAAAAAGATTATGCTTCTCCATCTCAGTCTATATTATCATTAATGGTAATGTTGACTAAGAAAATGAGTGACGTTTCAGGATGGCAGTTAGTTGATAGGATTCTTGATCCTTCTCCTAAGTTGCATACTATCAGTATTGATACTTGCTCTGCTTTGGCCATAATTTCTAAAGCTATGAAAGCTGAGGAAAAGATGAGAAAAAGCGGTGGTTTCGATGAAACTAGGTTCTTAGAAGAGCTCCGACAAAGAGTTTCTTATAAAGAGTTTAGCGTAATTCGAGAATCACAAGAGCTAAAGGCATACGTGCGTGGTCAAAGTAACTAGTCTTTTACTAGTCCTTTGTTTTTTGGAAAACTATATTGAAGTTTAAGTTATTTCCTTTACGATTGGTACAATCAATAAAATGATCGAGGCCAGCTAGAGGATACAAATAGTTTAAAACTTGCTTTATAATTCCC